AAAACTTCTAAGAAAACTCCTATGCGTATTGACGCTGGATGGAACAAAAAGCTTATGGTTGAAATTCCAGCTGGGAGAAAGGTTGAATGCTACGGATACTTCAGCAAGTATAAAAAATCTGTATGGTTACTTTGTGCTGTAACCATTAAAGGAAAGAAGTATACAGGATTTGTAGAATCTTCTAAGTTAATTGGATAAGGAGAAATGATATGATCAGATGCAAACTTGAGGGTAACTTTAAAAAGCTCAATAATTATTTCGAAAAGCTTTTGGAAGGCGTTAACGTTGGTGTATTAAACAAATACGGACGTGAAGGTGTAGCTGCCCTCAAGGCTGCAACTCCTGTTGATACTGGAGTAACAGCTGCATCATGGTATTATGAAATAGTGCGCGATAACGGATCTATAAGTTTGGTTTTTAAAAATTCTAATGTAGTGAACCATGTGAATATAGCTATTATTCTACAGTATGGGCATGGAACTAGAAATGGTGGATATGTTCAGGGGGTTGACTACATTAATCCGGCTTTAAAACCGGTATTTGATAGACTAGCTAAAGATGCTTGGAAGGAGGTCACTGGATAATGGGTAAAGTTGTTGAAGATGACGTTGTCAGAATGCAATTCGAGAATGGACAATTCGAGAAAAAAATCCGTCAAAGTCAAAAATCTATAGAAGCTCTTAAGAAAAGCATCGATTTTAGTGAGTCTGGAAAGAGTCTTGCTAAATTTCAAAATGAGACCAAAAAGTTCAACATGGACGGAATGGGCAGAGCGGTAGAAGCAGTTCAAGTCAAATTCTCAGCTATGGATACTGTAGCTATGAGCGTGTTGAATCGACTTACAAATGCAGCTGTTGATGCAGGGAAAAAAATAGTATCGGCTTTAGCTTTTGATGGTATGTCTGATGGCTGGAATGAATATAAGTTAAAGATGAACTCTATCCAGACAATTATTATGTCTACTGGAGAAAGTTTGTCCACTGTAAATAAGTATCTCGATGAGCTCAATAAGTACTCAGATAGAACTATTTATTCGTTCTCAGACATGACTGCAAATATCGGTAAGTTTACAAACGCCGGTGTAGGTTTGAAGGATGCAGTTGCAGCAATTAAGGGTGTATCGAACGAAGCAGCAATTTCTGGTGCAAATGCAGAACAGGCATCCCACGCAATGTATAACTTTGCTCAGGCATTATCAGCAGGATACGTAAAGCTTATCGACTGGAAATCAATTGAAGTTGCTAATATGGCAACAATGGATTTCAAACAGAACTTGCTTGATACTGCGGTTGCTCTAGGCACAGTCGTTAAAAAGGGTGAAGACTATTACACCACAACTACCAACGCTAAAGGAGCTACATCCGACGCATTCAACGCTACCAAGAACTGGAACGATAATCTTCAGTATCAGTGGATGACAACTGATGTTCTTGTTCAGACACTTAGCAAGTATACAGATGAAACAACAGAACTTGGTCAAAAAGCATACGCTGCAGCTTCAGAATTTAAAGATGCTGGACAGATGTTCGCAGCTTGGAAAGAAGCTATCGGTTCTGGATGGGAACATACATGGGAAACGATATTTGGTAACTTTGAAGAATCTAAAAAACTTTGGGGCTTTTTAGACAATCGGTAACTACATCGTAAAAACGTTTGCAGCTAAGAATGCTACTCTAGATGCTTGGAAGAAAATGGGTGGACGAAATTCTTTAATGCGTTCATTTGTTAACGTAATGGCAGCTGCGGTAGGAGTATTGGATACCTTTAGAGTTGCTTATAGGGCTATATTCCCAGAAAAGAATGCAAAAGAAATAAAGAGCATAACTGACGCATTCGAAGTCTTTACTAAAAAACTGATAATGTCCAGAGATAAAGTCGACAAATTATATCGAACTTTAAAGGGCCTGTTTACAATTGTAAAAATTGTTAAAAATGTTCTTGGCGTAGGACTTAAAATCGCTTTACAGATAGTTTCTAAATTATTGGGAGTCGATCTTACTGCTGTTCTCGGCGATGGAATCGTTCAATTTGACAAGTTTGCGAAGGTATCTGATGTAGTGGCCAAAGGCGTTAATCTGATATCATCGGCAATAGCGTTCTCCATCAAAAATGTCGAGTACTTTGCGAAAGCGATATGGAATTGGAAAGGTACACAGGAAGTAATAAAACTGTTAGATGAATTAATAGTTAAAACACTGTGGCCGGATATAAAAGACTTTGGTGAAAATGCTGGGAAACTGATTGATGAATTTATTGATCATTGTAAAGAAGTTGGCCATATAGATTTCAAAGCTTTACTCAGTACTATTCTTGGAATAGGAGCAATTGCTAAAGAGAGTTTTGGTGGAGCAGGAGATTCGATAGATTCTTTTACTTCGAAATTATATTCTCTTAGGTCTAAGATAACAGGATATTTAAAAGGTTGGACCGATCAGGCAGCCGGATTTAAGAAAACGATGATTGATACATTTGATGGTGTATTTTCTTTCATTGAAGACAAATCCGGAAAGGTTAATACAGCTAATATCTTAACTATCTTGTTAGGAGGGGTTTCTGTAAAGGCCCTTTATAATCTCTCTAAATTATTACAGGTTCTTACGGACAGATTTGGCGGTTTATTTGCCTTGCCAGCAGCGATTGGTAACAGCTTTATTAAATTAATGAATCAAGGAGCACTAACCCTTAAAACTTGGCAGGATTCTATCAAAGCTGACATAGTGATTAAAATTGCAAAAGCTCTAGCTATATTAGTGGGGTCAATAGCTTTGTTAACTGTGTTACCTCAGGATCGAATCGAAGGTGCTGTTGTCTTGATAGGTATATTGGGAGCAGCATTAACAGCATTTGCTTACGCGATCGGTTCTATTTCAACAGAAAAGTTAGCAAAAGGATTCTCCGGAGTTTCGGCCATGGTTATTTCTATTGCTGGAAGTATTTTACTAATGACCGTTGCACTTGAGAAACTTCAAAATGTGACCATTAATAAATCTATGGCAATTAATATTGGAGTGATTACAGGGCTTGTAGGAGTGATTACAATATGCTCAGGAGCTTTAACAAAGTATACAATGGGCGCAAATGCTAAATTAGCAGCCGCTGGAGCTCTTCAAATTGTATCTTTAGCAGCCTCTCTACTACTGATGGTTAAAGCTATAAAAGGGTTGTCTAATTACAATATTGAAGATGCTGGGAGCACTATTGGTGCTTTAGTATTAGCTGTTGGATCGTTATCGGTTCTTATGATTGCTGTTGGAAAAGCGAATGGTTTAGGCGGAGCTAGAGGAGCGCTTACATTGTTAAGTTCCGTGGTAGCAATATACGGATTAGCTAAAGTAATGTCTAAAATTTCTAAGATGGACTTTAGTTCCATGAAGAAAGGATGGAAACAATTTGTAGCCGTATTCGGAACGATGATGCTGTTATTTAAGGCATCTGCTAAAGCTGGTCCGAATGCCTCTAAAGCAGCCGTATTACTACTTGGATTTACTGTTAGTCTACATGTTTTACTTGCTGCATTTGAGAAATTACAGAAGTACGATTTTAAGACAATGGCTAAATGCATAACGGATCTAATTGCACTGATGATACCTATTGGGGGTCTAATTAAAGCTAGCGCTAGCGCTGGACAATATGCTGCTAGAGCTGGTGTTATGATGATGACCGTTGCTGGTTCTATTGTAATTTTAACTGCGGCTATAGCTATACTATCCGGTCTTGACCAGTCAAAAATGGCAGGAGCGACCGCCGCCGTTGATTCCACAATCTTATGCATGTCAGCTATGATCAAAGCTGGCGATGTATCAATTGATGCTAAGAAGTCAGTGATAGTTGCTGCTTTGGTTGTAGGCGAGATAGCTGGAGTTATTGCTTTGTTGGCTCAGCTAGATCCAACTGGAGTTATGGCAGGATCAGCAGCAATATCATTGCTTTTAGGTGTATTTACATTATGCTTAAAAGGGTTCGCTGGTGTTGGAAAGGTGCGCGCTAGCGTTCTTTTAGCTGGTGCAGTTCTTTTGGAAATAGCTGGTGTTATTGGGCTAGTAGCTCAATTAGATTGGAAACGATCGTTAGCGGCATCAGCTGGATTAAGCATGGTTCTGTTATCTATATCAGCTTCTATGCTGATACTTCAAAATGTTCCTATTGCCGGGGCTATAAATGCGTTAGGAAGTTTCTCGATATTTGTCGCTGGACTCGCAGCAATTATAGCTGTACTCGGAGGTCTCAATAAGATACCTGGATTCCAGGATTTCATGAACGGTGGAGTTCAAGTATTAGAAATCCTTGGCGAAGGTTTAGGAAAATTAGTCGGCGGAATCATATCCGGCGTTGGTCAGGGAATTACAGATGGATTGCCGCAAATAGCTACAAATCTATCAGACTTTGCAAAGAAACTGCAGCCATTTTTATCTGCAATGGGCAAAGTAAAACCTGAGATAGGATCATCTATGTCCGTGCTGGCGGGGTGTATTGTCAAAATAGCCGGAGCAGAGATTGTAAATGCCATTTCTACCTTTGTAAACCTTGGGAAAGATCCAATTCAGAAATTTGCTTATCAGCTTCAGTATCTTGGTGCTGGTATGAAAGCATATGGCGATCAGGTAGCAGGCGTCAATCCTGAAACAGTTAAGGGCACCGCAATAGCGGCTAAAACTCTAGTTGAATTAGCGAATGCTATACCAAGATCTGGAGGATTAGCTCAACTGTTAGCTGGGGCAAAGGATCTCGCTGATTTTGGATTATCTCTTATACCGTTTGGAGCAGCATTTTCAATATATGCTACAGAAGTCGCTAACATAAATCCTGGGGTAATTAAAGGAACATCTTCTGCAGCTCAAACATTAACTGATTTAGCGAATGCTATACCTGAAGCTGGTGGATTAAAACAGCTACTGACAGGATCTAAAAGTTTAACTTCATTCGGATTATCTCTTATACCGTTTGGAGCAGCATTTGCTACTTATTCTAGTCTAGTTGCCGGAGTTAATACGGACACCGTAAAAGCAACATCTGCGGCAGCAATGACGATAACAGAATTTGCAAATTCAATCCCTAAGTTAGATGGTATGAAAGAGTGGTTCGTAGGGGGCTCTGAAGATTTAGGAACTTTTGGTAAGAGCATGGTATCATTTGGTAAGTCATTTGCAAAATACTCTGACACTGTATCTAAAGTCGATACTGAATCGATAAAGGCGACGTCATCGGCTGCAATGACAATTACAAAATTAGCAGGAACAATACCGAGTTTGGATGGTATGAAAGAGTGGTTTGTTGGAGGCTCACAGGACTTAGGAACTTTCGGTAAGAGTATGGTCTCATTTGGTAAGTCATTTGCTAAATACTCTAAAACAGTATCCGGAATCGATACCTCAACTATAACAGCTACATCTGCCGCAGCTACATCCATTGCAAAATTGAATGATGATCTACCAGAAGCAACTTCTGCTAAGAGTATACTCTTTGGCGGGAACAAGGAGAGCTTAAAGAAATTCGGAAAGAATCTTGTATCGTTTGGCGAGAGTTTCGTCAGCTTCTCAGCAACAATAAAAGGAGCCGACACATCTAACGCTGGAACTATTGCTAAGCAATTATCTGATTTTATTAATTCGTTAAATGGAATTAAGGGCGGACTAGATAAAAAAGTCAAAGACATGAACAAAGCATTTAAGGCTTTGGGTAAGACATCCCTAAAATCTGTGCAGAATGGATTCGAATCAAAATCGGGGGATTTCGAGAAGGTTGGTTCTAAGGTTGTTGGATGGATCTC